TGTAACTGATAGGATTGTTCCCGTCTCCCTCACTACAGCCCGCGCTAGCACAACGTATGTTTACAATAGTTCGGGTGTGTTGACTTCTGTAGCGAGCGGCGCTCCAGCCTTCACCTACGACCCATCTACATTGGCATCGCTTGGACTACGGCAGGAATTGGCGGAAACCAGCGTATTGCTAAATTCCGTCTCACCATCGTCGTGGAGTGGCAATGGCGTAACATCTTTTACAGTCGATGCGGCAACAGGTATTGATGGCTTGCCCAACGCTGCCAAGATGGTCGAGAACACTGCAAACACTTATCATTGCGCTATTCACATTTTCACTGGAACCGCTGCTGCTTGGTATGGCTATCATATTGTAAAAGCTGACGCGACATATACGAAAGCGCAGTTGTTTTTCAGTGGAGCGTCTAACACTGGCGCAGTCTTTGATCTGACTGACGGCTCTGTTTTATCCACCACGGGCACATTACTTGGGTCGGGCTCAAAAGACCTCGGCAACGGTTGGTGGATGATTTGGATTTCAATGACACTAACTGCGGCGGTATGGGGTCTGTACTGCGGTGGCGTAACTTCTAGTGGCGCTGTCCCACGAAGTCACACAGGTGATGGGTCGTCTGGTATTTACTTTGATCGGTATCCCAAGATAGCACTAGGGACTGTTCCAACCTCGCCTATCCCAACCGGCGCTACATCAGTCACCCGTGCGGTGGATACAAACACGCTAGCCACTTCTGGCTGGCTTAACGCTGCGGGCGGTACTTTCGTTTTTGAAGGGCGGGTGCCGACAATAACAGCGGCTTCCAGCCTGTTCGGACTATCTGACGGGACTGCAAACGAGCGCATCTATGCGACAATCAATTCAAGTGGGAATGGAAATCTGCTTGTTGTCGATGGTGGCGTGACGCAGGCAGACGTGACAACGGCAAACGCGGCAACAGCATCGACAAGTTTCAAGTTCGCTGTGCGGGTTGAGGCAAACAGCTTTGCGGCCTGTCTAAATGGCGGGACTGTGGCAACTGATGTATCCGGCACGCTTCCTACTGTCACGACACTGACCTTGTTGCAGAACTATCTAAATGCGGCCCAATCGAACGGCACATGCGCCAGTTTCCGTTATTATCCGCCTGGCGTGACTGATGCACAGCTACAGGTACTTACCGCATGACGATATATCGCTGGGATGGGTCTGATTTCATAGATAAGCAGACCGGCGAAAAGATGGATATTCCAGAACGGGACGGTCCATGCGTTCCGCTCACCATACAGCACGACATTCCAGATTATATTTCTCCTGTAACTGGCAAGCTCGTTTCCGGGCGAGTTGCGCGGCGGGAGGATATGGCGAGGTCCGGGTGCGTTGAGTACGAAACGCCGAAGGACCGCTTTTGCTTGACCGAGAAGTGGGCCAAGCGCACCGGGCTGCCACTTAAAGGCAGGGACATTTAAGGACACAAAATGGCGGACGAAATTGACGTCGGGGCGACAATCCCCGCGAATGATGTTGCACAACCTGAATCACAAGCGGCGGAAACGCCACAAACCCCGGAAGTCGAACTTGATAGTGAGTTGGATGACATTTGGGAAAAGGCACAAGCCGCGCCCGGCGAGGACGATCCTGCGCCACGGGCACGCGATGAACATGGCCGCTTTCTAAAAGCGGACGGCGAGCCGGAAGAAACACCGGACGCAACAAAGGATTCCGAGGGCCAGCCCCAGGAACAGGAAGCCAAACCGGAGGATACTCCGGCCATTGAGCCACCTAGTTCCTGGTCCAAGGAAGTGCGTGAACACTGGAACGCTATACCGCGCGAAACGCAAGAATATATTGCCAATCGCGAACGGGACATGCACAGGGCCATCACGCAACAGGGGGAACAGTTAAGAGCGTTCGAGCCATACAAGCAGGTCGCTGATTACTTCGCGGACGAAATCCGCGCCTCCAACATGCAACCGCATCAGGCGTTCGCCGCCTTGTTGCAGGTCCAGCGGGATTTGGAGCGTGACAGGTACGTAACAATCAGAAACATTGCCCAACAGTATGGCGTCGATCTTTCCAAGTTTGCCAATGCAGATGAGGGCACGGGCCAGTCGCCGGAATTGGCGTCACTCGCAGCACAATTGCAGGCAGCGCACAGGCAGATTGAAACGCTGAATAGTCGCGTCAGCTTCCGCGAACAGCAGGAGCAAAACGCTTTCATCCAAACAGCCGAGCAAGAGCTAGCCTCTTTCCTGACTGAAAACGCTATTGACGACCAGACCGCTGACTTGATGGTTGATCGGGTTTTGTTCTACCGGACGCAACACCCTGATTGGCATATCAAGCAAGTTCTCAAGCAAGCACACGAAGATTTAACATGGACTGACCCCGCAAGGCGTCAGGCCGCGATTGACCGCGAATTGCAAGCCAAACGTGAAGCCGAGGCAAAAGCTGCCAAGGAGCGAGCGGAAAAGGCACGCAAGGCGGGTTCCGTCAATGTGAAGTCGTCGCCAGTGAATGCACGAGGCAGCGTGACGCTAGACGATGCGTTGGAACAGGCATGGGCAGCCTCGCGGGCATCTTAACATCATAAGGAACTAATGAAATGGCATCGCCTAACGCAACCTTCACCGATTTGGTGACGACTACTCTCCGCCATACGCCAGAGCGCATGGCAGACAACATCTCCAACCATAACGCCCTTGTGTCTCGCTTGAAACAGAAGGGGAATATCAAGACGATTTCCGGTGGCAATACAATCGTTGAGCCACTCGATTTCGGTGGAAACACCAACTACCAGCGTTATTCCGATTATGACGCGCTCTCGATCAATGCTCACCAGCCATTGACCAGCGCGGAATATAATTGGGCACAGGCTGCAATCCATGTGACTGCTTCCGGCGCTGAAATCCGCAAGAACATGGGTTCAAAAGAGCAGATGTTCAATCTGGTAAAAGCCCGCGTGAAGTCGGCCTATCGTGATGCTGCAAACAGCTTCTCGACGGACGTATATTCATCCGGCGCTTTGACCAATCAGGTTGGTGGTCTCGCTCACCTGATCCAGACTGATGGCTCCGGCACTGTCGGCGGCATCGACTCGTCAACCTATACCTGGTGGAAAAACCAGTTCAAGGAAATGACGGGCACAGGCACCTATGCCAGCATCTTGCAGGACATGAACAACCTGTGGATGTCTTGCGTTCGTGGCAAGGATGAGCCTGATCTGCTCGTTTCCACGCACGACCTGTTTGCCGCGTATGAAAATACGTTGCAGCAGTGGCAGCGGTACAGCGACTCGCGGACTGCCGAAGGTGGCTTCCGTGCGTTGAAGTACAAGGGCGCTGACGTGATCTATGACAGCGATGCAACCAACTTCACGACGACCGGCGAGAAGATGTACTTCCTCAATTCGGATTACATCTACCTTGTCGAGCACAAGGAAGCCAAGTGGTCGCGTCAGGAAGATAAGGTTCCTGTGAACCAGGACGCCGTTGTCATCCCGATTATCTGGATGGGCCAAATGGTCTGTGCCAACCGCGCCCGTCAGGGTGTGATGATCGACGCATCGTAATCGCTGAAATCCAGAAAGGACTAAACTAATGGCTACGATCTATTCAGGTGTTGACCTGACTGCAAACGACTCGGCTGCGAAGTTCACGCCGGGCGTTTCCTTCGAGGATAACGATGGCAAGGTTTATCGTTACCTTCAATTCAATGATGGTGCAGGCGCGGTTGCGGCTGTCGCCGGTAACTTTGCGTATGTGTATGCGCCTTCGGGTGCTTCTGCTGGCGCAAGCACGGTTGCGACTTCTGACCTGTCGGATTCGGCAGCGGTTGGCGCTGGCGTGTTCCAGGCTGTTCTCACAGATGGCTATTATGGGTGGTTTCAGGTTGGCGGCATCGCCACGCTGACAACTGCCCTGACGGCTGGTGCTGATGGCAACGCCCTGACCCCGGTTGGCTCAACAGACGGCACGCTCGATGTGTCGGCTCTTGTGACTGACCATATCTGCGCCATCGCAATCGACGCTTCTGCGAAGATTGTTCGACTGGTGAATATGTAAGGCAAGTGGGCGGGGGCTTCGGCTCCCGCCTTTCTCATTCAAACAGGTGGAAAAATGGCGGACGATTTCAACGTAATTACCAAGGAACAGGTTGCGGCAAGGCCGCTGAAATTCCCAACGGAATACGTCAAGCAGGCTGACGGGACTTACAAGGAAGTTGACTACGTTGTCTATGCCGCAATGGGAAAGGCACAGAACGCAACGACCAAGGCGCGAATCAAGGACATTCAAGGGACAGTCCTTTGGGAAGTATTCGAGAAATACTACGAGGCGCACAAAAAGGGCAAGGAAACCCCGGTGAACGGCACGCCGCTTGCTGTATGGGCTGGCTGCACACCGGAACAGGCGGAAATTCTACGCAGCAACGGGCTTCATTCCGTTGAGGACGTGGCCGGTGTTCCTTCATCTATCGCCAACCGCATCCGGTTCCCAGGCGTTGACAACATAATCAGCAATGCCAAGCGATTTGTGGAAGGCGCAGACCAGCGCGCAACCGAAGTCGCATTGGCAAAGAAGGACGCTGAAATCTCCGAAATGCAGTCTCGCATGAAGGATATGGAAGATGCCTTCAATCGCATGATGGAAGCGCAGGAAAAGGGCGATGCCGAGCCTAAAAGGCGCGGCCGTCCACCTAAACAGCAGGAAGTCACCGAAGATTTCCAACCAAGCGAGGTTGATGTAGGATGAGCCTTTTAACGCTCGTTGGAGACGCGATGGTGCTTTGCGGCCTGTCGCGTCCTGCAACTGTTTTCACGAACACCGATCCGACAGTGCAGGAATTTATCGCATGGGCGCAAGTCGATGGCGATGACCTTGCGCTGATGGATTGGGCGCAGTTGAAAACGCTTATCACGCTAACGGGCGATGGATCATCGACAACCTTTGACCTTCCGGGCGATTTCGCGCGCTGGTATGGCGGCGATACGTTCTACCTGAATGGGGAATCGTCCGGCCCGCTGCTGAATGTCAGCGATGAAGATATGCTGAAGGCCAAAGCGCAAAGCACATCGCCCACACGGCCTATCTGGCGGCGATTTGGCGATCAGATCGAGTTCTATCCGGCCCCGACTGCATCACAGACTATCAAGGGTGAATTTCGGTCTGAATACTGGATAATGGACTCCACCCTTACCACGCGACTGGCTGAATGGACGGCTGACGATAACGAAACGCTGTTTTCCGATCCGTTGCAGCGGCTTGGTATTGCTTGGCGCTGGAAGGCGTCGAAGGGCCTGGATTACGAGCGTATCGAAGCCGAATACCAGAAGCAAAAGCGCATCCGGTTTATTCAGCAGGACGGCCGCAAAACCATCCGGCTTCCGACGATTTATCCGTCCGATATGGCGTCAAACAGTTATGACGTGAATGTGGTTGTGCCCTGATGTTTGCCCGCGCCATGCCATCCAAACGCCGCAAGCGGTCCAGCAAGACCAAGACCTTGCAGGCTCCTACGCTTGGCTGGGTAACTGAGGAAAACATAATTGCAGGAAGGCCGGGAACAGCACGCCAGCTTGTAAACTGGTTTCCAGATGCCAATACGGTTGGCGTCAGGCGCGGCCATGCAAGCCATAGTGATACGGGCGAGACAACGCCGGTCAATACATTGATTGCCTATCATCTGGCGAACGGCAATAAGAGCCTTTATGCGGCCTGCAATGATACGATCTACAACGTAACGGGTTCGAGCGCTTCGGCCACGTCAATCACCAGCCTGACAAGTTCAAAGCTGGAATGGGTTAATTTCGCGGCTACCACGACCAATTACATCTTCGCGGTCAATGGTACAGATAGCGCAATTACATTCGACGGTACGACATGGGCCAACCCGTCTATAACAGGGGTTTCCAGTTCGTCATTCACGAACGTTGCTATATTCAAGCGTCGGTTATTTTTTACCCTGTTGAACAGCCTGCAATTCGCATATCTGCCGGTCGGCAATATCGCGGGAGCAGCGGCAACCTTTGACCTTGGCCCGGAGTTTTCCAAGGGCGGCTATCTGATAGCAATTGGCGTGTGGACGATGGACGGCGGGGCTGGTCAGGATGACCATATCTGCTTCATCACGTCAGAGGGCCAAGTCTCGATATATCAGGGCGACGACCCCAGCGATGCAAACCATTGGGCGAAGGTTGGCACGTATAACCTGCCGAAACCGATTGGCAAGCGTTGCGTGATGCAGGTTGGCGGTGATGTGTATCTGGTAACGGAAGCCGGGATTATTGCGCTGCGGGAAAGCCTTGCGCTGGACATTTCGGCGGCAACAGCAAGGGCTATTACCAAGAACATTCAAAGCGCTGTAAATACCGCTGCCGACCTGTACCGAACGAATTTCGGCTGGCAGTTGCTTTCCTATGCTGCTGGCAAGATGGCAATCCTGAATGTCCCGCTGACTGAAAGCGAAACGCAACACCAGTATGTAATGAACAGCGTGACGGGCGCTTGGTGCAAGTTCACCGGCATGAATGCCAATTGTTTCGCCGTTCTAGGTGACGAATTATATTTCGGCGGAAATGATGGCGTTGTTTACAAGGCGCATACAGGCGCGTCAGACAATGGCGCGGACATTATCGCGGATTATGAAAGCTATTACGATTATTTCGGCGCTCCCGGCCTTTTGAAGGACTGGAAGATGATCCAACCGATTATCTACGCTGACGGATCGGTTGTTCCAGCAATCGGGCTGAATGTCGATTTTGAAGATTCAATCCCGGTAACGAGTATTTCAGCAAGCACGGCCACGGTCATCCGATGGGGCGAGTTCAATTGGGATGAGGCGTCATGGTCTGCGGAACGGACGTTAAGCAAGCCATGGATTTCGCTGAATGCGTCAAAGCCTGGATATGCGGGCGCGGTCAGGATGCGCGCTGTTGTGAAGGGTTCCGGCTCGCCGGTAACGCTGGAAATCAACGCTTTTAACCTGATCTATGAGGTTGGCTCACCTTTATGAATAGCGGCTTTGTTTACAACCACGATGCAGAAGTGGCGCAATGGTTGGCAGACGGGGTTGAAGGCGTCGAACAGTTTAGCCCGCCTTATGTCGCATTCGGTTATGTCCGCGATGGGCGGCTTGTCGCCGCTGCATTGTTCAATGAATGGAACGGCTCAAATATAGAAATTTCAATCAGGACAGAAGGTGCTATCCGGCGTGATTTCATGCGGGCTTGCTATGTCTATTGCTTTGAGGAAATCGGCGCGACCCGTGTAACCGCAAAAGTGCGTCGATCAAACAAACATTCGGCGCAAGTCGTATCGAAACTCGGCTTCACATTCGAGGCAACGCTGAAACATTATTTTGGATCGTTCAGGCGGGACGATGCGCTGGTGTTTCGGCTTCTGAAATCCGACCAACCCAAATTCATGAGGTCATAACATGGCTGGTGGTTCTTCCCCGCCTCCCGCGCCCGATCCCGTCAAGGTCGCGGAAGCACAAACCCAATCTAATAAAGAAACGTCGCAGTTTCAGGCCGGGATTAACCGCGCCGATCAATATACGCCGCAAGGCTCTACGACCTGGCGCATTGCTGGCTACTGGCCGGACGGTTCCCCAAAATACGAAAGCACGCAAGCCTATTCTCCCGGCGAGCAGAATATCTATGATCTAAACAATCAGGCGCGGGCGAATGTCGGACAAATTGCGGTCGATCAAAGTTCCCGAATTGGGAACATGCTGGGCACACCGCTTGATCTGAGCAACGAGAATGTATCAGGCTATCTGATGGATTTGGGCCGGAAACGTATGGACCCGATGTTTGATGAAAGGTGGCAGCGTCAGGAGCAGGACTTGGCGAACAAAGGCATTAGCATGGGTTCTGATGCCTATGGCCGCGCCCGGACTTCTTTCGACCAATCCCGCAATGACGCCTACAACCAGCTTCTATTAAGTGGCCGTGCGCAGGGCGTGCAGGAAATGCTTGCGGCCCGCAATCAACCGATCAATGAAACAACCGCTCTTATGTCCGGCTCGCAAGTTAGCCAGCCTTCGTTCGTGGGTAACCCGCAGACTGGCGTTGCGAATACGGACGTGGCCGGGATTTATAACAACAACTACAATCAGCAGATGGCCGCTTATAATGCGGAGCAGCAAGGCAACAATGCCATGATGGGCGGCCTGTTCGGTATGGGCGCATCAGCCCTGCGCTTCCTGCCATTCTCTGACGCCCGGTTGAAAAAGGATATTGTACGCACTGGAGAAACAGGGCCGAAGGGCCTTGGTGAAGTCGAATGGACGTACATTTGGGGCGGGCCGAGGTATCGCGGCTATATCGCGCAGGAAGTCTTGCCGCTGTTCCCCGATGCTGTTCACTACTCGCCGGAAGGCTTCATGGCTCTTGACTATTCGAGGATTGTCTAATGGCTCTAGGTTTTTTTGAGGCCGTCGATCCAATCGAACAGGCCAAAAACCCTAACTATGTCGCAAGCCGTCGCCGGATGCTTGAGGCATTGCAAAAAGAAGCAATGTCAACGGCTCCGATCAAGCATTGGACGCAGGGCGGGGCTCGCCTGCTGAATGCGTTGGCGAACAAGTATGAGGAAGGGCAACTTGCCAAGGGCGAACGGGAAGGGCTGAAAGAAAACGCAGCCATTCTTGCATCGCTGTTTGGTGGCACGGGTACGGCTCCCGGTGTGTCTCCCGCTGGTGCAGCCGTAGCGCCGGGGGGTGGGCCGCCTCCATCTCCCGGCGCACCCGCTCGCCCTGCTGAAGTGGTAGTCCCTGACCCATCCACAACGGTGCCTGGCGCTCCTGTGCGCGGCGTTGCTATGCCGCAAGAAATGGCGGGGGGTGGCACATCTGGTTCTCCGCAGGATCGTGATTTGGCTATTCGGACAATTCTAGCCGAGGCTGGAAACCAAGGACCACAGGGGCAGGCAGCGGTTGCCGCAGTTATCCGAAACAGGATGGCTACTGGCAAATGGGGCAGCACGCCTTCTGATGTTGTTTTGGCAAAAAACCAATTTGAGCCTTGGAATAAGCCGGGCAATCCAAACGACCCGATGAGGTTTGACCCGAATAGCCCAAAATATGCTGCGGCGGCTAAGATATATGATGCCGTCATGACCGGCCAAGTGCCAGACCCGACACGGGGCGCAACGCATTTTTATGCACCTGTCGCACAGTCTGCCTTGGGAAGGAATACGCCAGCATGGGCTAGAGGCCAGCAAGGCCAGAAAATAGGGGGGCACACATTCTTTGCCCCGGAGGGCAGAGTTAGCCCCGGCGCACAACTTCCTAGCGCACAGGCCGACGCCTTCGGCGCGAGTGTCACTCCCGGCAGTCCTGCAATCCCGCCAAGCCCAGCCCAGCCTTACAATGTAGCACAGGCAGGCGGCGCTCCCGTTGCCCCTCCGCAATCGAACGTCCAGCAACGCCTCATGGCCGCAATGGGCAATCCGAACTTCGCGGCATATATCCAGAAAAACCCCATCGCGTTGATGATGTTGCAGCAGCAGATAGGCAAAGACCCGATAACTCGCCAGAAGCAATTGCTGGAAATTCAGCAAATGCAACAAAACATGCAGGGCGGCAATCCGCAGCAACAGGAAAAAGCACGCCTTGAATTGGAAGCGCTTCGCAAAAAGATAAACGATGGCGAGCCGACAAACGATGTAAAGAATTACAGGTACGGCCAGAAAGACCCCGCTTTCATTGCTCACCAAGAAAAGATGAAACGCGCTGGAGCCATGCGTAGTGAAGGCGCAATCCCGCCAGGGTATAGCGCGGTCCGCGATGCAACAGGAAATGTCATAAGGCTTGAGCCAATCCCAGGCGGCAAGGTGGCGGAAGCCGCAAAAGCGCAAAAAGTCTCCGAGAAAAGTTCGGCTAGCAATGTCGTTGATGTGATTGGCGATATTGAAAAAGCCATGAGTGGCGCGACTTTGCCGACTACGGGTGCGATTGGTTCTAGGCTGGCAAATTATGGCGGTACTGCTGCAAACGATGTTCGCCGCAATCTTGAAACTCTGAAAGCCAACATATCATTCCAGAAATTGAATGAAATGCGCCAGCAATCCCCGACAGGTGGTGCATTAGGGAACGTCAGCAACAAGGAAACGGATTTGCTTGGCGCTGTTATCCGCAACCTAGAGCAATCACAAACCAAAGCACAATTTGTGAAAAATCTTGGTGTGGTAAAGGATACTTATCTTAAAATAATTCACGGGCCTGATTACAAGAAAGCGGCGGCTGCACCGGCGGGCAAGCCAAGCCTGCCCGGCGCTGGCAAAGTTGGAGTTTACAATCCAGCTACAGGAAAGATCGAATATCAATGATTGAGATCAAAGCGCCTGACGGGTCCGTTGTCCATTTCCCCGATGGGACTGACGGGTCTGTCATTGAAAAAGCCATGCAGGCACAATTCCCGCCGACAGGCGCGGACACATTAACAGATGTTGCGATGGGCGGCGCTGTTGGTGCTGCGAAAGGCACACTTGGCCTTGCTGGTATGATACCAGATGTTGCCGGTCTGGCGCGTGTTGGTGCAAATAAGCTTTTCGATCAATTCATGCCTGCCCGGCCAGCCAATGCCCCGAAACCGCCTGACCTTGGGGAATATCTTGGCAGCGCTGGATTGCAAAAAGGCGTTGAAAAGCTAACTGGAAAATTCTACGAGCCAAAAACAACCGCAGGGCAATACGCAAAGACTATTGGTGAGTTTTTGCCAGGTGCTGCAATTATGCCGGGCAGTATTCCCGCGAATCTTGCGATGGCGGCAACGTCTGGCGTAGGCGCAGAAACAGCCGGGCAGTTGACTAAAGGCACAGGCGCAGAACCTTATGCAAGGCTTGCGGGCGCTTTGGTTGGGGGCGCTGCACCGTCAATGCTGAAACGCATAGCAACTCCATTGCCAATCGACCAAAAAAGAATGGAGATGATAAAGCTACTTGAAAAAGAGGGTATACCGCTGACGGCTGGGCAAAAAACAGGCAACAGTGCCGTGCAATATGGAGAAAGCATACTTGGAACAGCGCCTTTCTCTGGTGGCAAGGCCGCCGCTATACAGGATGCACAGGCCAAGGCATTCACGCAGGGCGGCTTAAAGCGAGCCGGGATAATAGCCGAAGATGCGGGGCCAGCAACGCTAAACAAAACCTATGCTGAATTTGGGCCGAGGTTTGAAAATGCCGCCGCTAGGTCGAACTTTACGCTAGATAAACAATTTGCAAAAGAATTGCTGCCGACATTCGAGCGGTATGTGAAAAATAGCATACCTGACCAAAGGCCGTCGCTCCCTGATAGTTTGGCAAGGTCTATTACTG